CCGTTACACCACGTCCTCAGGAACAAGGCAAACAGGAATATCTTGTAGGCGAGAAAGAAATCATAAAATTTTTTAACGTGAAAACTTTAAAAACGGTCAAGGCATGGGGCGAGGAAATAGGGATTGACCTTGAATATCCCAATGGAACGAACAAATCTCCGAGGCTATCCCATGCGAACGCGGCAAAAATCCGAACGTCCAGAAAAAAAACAGGGTGAAATTTTGCTGTAATTTTCACCCTAAAAAGTAGGGCTGTATTTCACCCTGATTTAATAGCCTAACTTACCGCCCTTGCTGGCTTTTTAGCTGGTAAGGGCTTTTATTTTTCCACCCTAAAAAGCAGGGCTGAATTTCATGCTAACACGTTGAAATTACGTTATTTTTTATCTTGACTTGGTGTTTTCCGTCTCTTATCTTCTCGCAAATTATAACGGGAGGCACCTATGTATCAAGAAAGGAACAATTCGGTTTTACGGGCGGGGAATGCCGCTCAGTTTTTGGGCATCGGAACCAGCACATTTTTCCGTTGGGTACAGCAGGGACGGATACCGAAGCCCATTAAGCTGTCGCCCCGTTGTTCGGTCTGGCGGGTCGCCGACTTACAGGCATTTATTGAACATCGAGCGGCTGAGCAATGAGTAACCAAGCCGAGTCTTTCCGGGCAACGATGCAATCCGCTGGCCTGTCTTCGCCTGAGTATATCGAGCCGGATCAATTTCACCGATTCCCTGGCGTTGGTAAACGGAATGGTAACACCGCCGGATGGTGCAAGCTTTTCAACGATGGTCGGGGCGGCGTCTTTGGCGACTACTCAAGCGGCCTTTCGGAAACCTGGCAAGCGGAACACGACAAACCCATAACCGGGGAAGAGCGGGCGGCGTTCTCCAAGCAAATCCAAGAATCCAGAAAGCAAGCCGAAGAACGAAAATGTCAGGAACAGGAAGCGGCGGCAAAAGAAGCCAAGCTACGCTGGGAAGCGGCGCAGCCGGCGGACGAAAACCACCCGTATCTTGTCAAGAAACGCCTCAGCGGCGCTGGCCTGCGCCAGGATGGGAGCGATCTGCTTATCGATATGCGCGATGAGAGCGGTCAACTACGGCGTTGACCCCGAGCTGGCCAAGGCCGTTGCCTGGCAGGAAAGCCGAGGCGTGACTGGCGCCATATCAAAGGCTGGCGCGCGTGGACTTTTTCAGCTTATGCCGGATACGGCCAAAGACCTGGGCGTTACCAACCCACATGATCCGAGCCAGAACATCGACGGCGGCATCCGCTATTTAAAGCAGATGCTGGACAAGTACGGCGGCGATCCACGTAAAGCGCTGGCCGCTTACAACTGGGGGCCTGGCAACTACGACGCATTCCTCAAGACCGGCGCGGGCAAGCAAGGCCAGCCCATGCCCAAAGAGACGCGGGAATACGCCAGCAAAGTCCTCGGCGACAACGACGCCGCTGTGGCCACGCATCTGCCGCCGGATAAGAAAATCACGCTGCTGAATCAAGTCGAGGCATTGGAGAAGCGCCAGGAGAAGGAGCGGCAATCCCAGGCGCTCGATACCGCTTATCAGTCATTGCGTCAGAATCTGCAAGGACTCCCCAGAGAAGAGGCGGACATGGCCGCGGGCGCCTGGCTGGAAGGAATCGAAGACGTAGAGCTGCGGACGAAGCTGAAAAACAGATTCAATGCCGACCGGAGTATCGAAGTCATGCGCCAGAACGCGCAGGATCAGACGCTTGGCCGCCAGTATCGGGAGTTTGTGCAGAAGAAAGGCCTTCTCCCATCTCAGGCCATCGCCGGCATTGACCAGATCAAAGGACTATCCGACAAGGGCCGCGAGGTTCTGGAAAACTCGCTGCACAAAGACGCCCAGCAGATCACCCCGCAGAACACGGCGGCGCTGAACGAGTTGCGGCGGCGTATCGACAAGAACGAGGTTGTCGAGCAGCAGCAGATTGACTCCTTTTCCTTTGAATATGGCCTGACTGACAAACAGACGCAGGACGCGGGCAAGTACCTCGATGCCGGCGGCAACGCCGCCAAGGTGACGGTGTCCAAGGTCGAGAGTCTTTTCAAGCGCATGGGCAAGGGTAAGAGAATGCCAGACGACCTGTATCAGAAGGTGCTCGATAACCTTGAACCTGGCAAGCCCGTCAATGACGAACGGCTCCGCAATGTCCTTGCCAACCTCTACATGGACGGCGAGGCGATGGGCTCAGGCTGGTGGTGGGACAGAGACGAGACCTATGCCGACGCCTTACGCAATAATCGCGGCGCGACGTGGCTGCCCGATGTGAGCAAAGACGAACGCAAGATGATTACCGGCATTCTGAAAAGCCGGGGGCTTGCCGTTACCGAGGAACGTATCCGCCGATATAAGCGCGAAGCAATCATGGGTCTGCCCAAATGGGAGGAAAAGAAATGAATACCACTCTTTTAGATAAATGGGCCGCCGAGGATGCCGAACGCAACGATGGCCAGCAGAACCCCAGCAGCGGCGTCCGCTTCGCTCTGGAAGCGACGCCCGACCTGGACGCGCAGAAGGCGGCGCGCATCAGCGAGTTGTCAAAATCTTTGGGCCTGCCGGAAAACTTCGTTATCGAGAACCCGCGCAAAGCGGAGATGGAAGCCACGGCCCGCAAGCTGGAAAGTAATAGCCTGCTGGCCAGTTGGGCATCGGAAGACAGGCTGAATACCGCCATGGCGAAGAACGACCCGGCGCTGGGCGAGGCCATGAGCCTGGGCCAAAAGGTCGGTCATGTCTGGGATAGGGAGACGGGCGCCGTCGGCACAGGCTGGGAAAAGGGGCAAGGACAGAGGCAACAGGCGCGGCTTGGCGACAGCTACTTGGCCGCCTTGGGACGCGGCGACAATGAAGCCGCGGCGCAAATCATGGCTGAATCCGACGCCCTGAACAAGCGCCTCAATCCGCTCTGGGAGCAGGAATCTTTCGGCCTGCTCAAACCCGGTAATCTGCCCTTTATCTCACAGCCGTTGCCAGGGCGGCAGGCAGCCGCCGGGCCGCCGCAACAAGACCTTACCGATATTTTCTCCGCGCCGCCGCATGTCGTTCAGGTTGGCGACAAGGCGGTGCTGTTGCCGAGCCTCGACGATAAAGGCCAGCCGGTGAGCGAGGAGCAGGCGGCGGAGTTGTTCCGGCAATCGGGGCAACACGCCGGCATCTTCACCAGCCAGGCACATGCCCAGGCTTTCCTTGCCGAAAAGCCCAAACGCCAGCGGGAGATTGCCGCCAACTGGCGGGATAAGCCTGAGGATTCCTGGGTGTCGAAAGCGGGCCTCGATCTTGCCCTAGAGCAAGGCCCGCGCATGGTGTTCGATCAGTACCCGGTTCAAATCAGGCGGGCGGCCGAGGGCGCATTGCTCGGCGGCGGCACAGCCTTGGCGCTGGGACAGGCCGGGCCGCAAGCGGCTTTACCGGAAGAAATCGTTACCGTTCCCGCTGGCGCCGCCGTGGGCGGGAAAATCGGCTGGAGCCTCGGCGCCGGTGAAGCCGCCTTCTATCCGGAGCGTAATTCTTTTGCCCTGGAGCTTGGCCGGGAAAGGGATGCCAACGGTCAACCGCTGGCGCCGCAAACGATTATCGCCGCCGCCAATACCTACGGCCTCTTGTCCGCCGCCGTGGAAACCGGGTCGGAAGCGTTTTTCCTGTCCATGCTGAAACCGCTGGGCGTTACCCACGAAGGACTGCGCGGCTTCCTCCGCTCCGCCGTCAAGCGGGCCGCATTCGATAAAAAAACGGGTATGGCGCTGCTCGACGCCGGGCTACGGCTTGGGGCCAGTACCACCAACGAAGGAATCGAGGAGGGCGTCCAGGAATCCGTCGGCATACTCGTCAAGTTTTTGGCCGAAGGGGCCGAGAATCAGGCGCTGGGCAAAGAGTTCAACAACGAGCTGTTCACGTCGAAGAACGCCGCCCAGATTTGGGAAGCGGCCAAAGGCGGCGCCGTCGCCGGCTTCTGGATGACTGGCGGGCCTGTCGTTGTATCCACCGCCCTCGATGTACGCTCCGGCCGTATGGCCCAGGCGTATGCCGACAACCTGATGAACCTCTACGACAGGGTAGAGGCATCGAGCACCAAGCAGCTTTCGCCGGCGCATATGCAAAGCGCCCTGGAGTTTTCCGGCGAGGCCATGCGCGAACACGTCGCCATGCCGGCCGACGCCATGCTGGAGTTGTACCAGTCCGGCACCGACCTCATTTCGCCCTTGGGCTTCACGGAAGAGCAGGTAACGAAAGCGGCGGCGCAAGGGCAGGACTTTATGGTGCCGGTGGCCAAACTCCCGGCCTATCTGGATAGACAGCAGATGGAGGCGGCAACGCGGATACTGCGCCGCGTCCCGGAAGCCATGAGCGCCACGGAAGCGGCCAGCCTCGACGGGCGCGTGGCCCAGGACGCGGCCAAGGTTGTCGAGCTGTACCAGTCACAAGCGGCGGAACTCGACGCCATGGGCCAGGAGAAAGAGCGGCTGCGCCAGAGCGCGACGGCGGCCATTCTGGGCAATCCTGGCTTGAGGGCCCAGGTTGAATCCCTGGCTGGCGGCGTCGACCAGTACGTGAACGACTGGACGAATACCCTGGAGCGTTACGCCCTGCGCATGACGGCGGCTGGGCAAAGCCCGGCTGAAACTTTCCGGCGGGTTGCTTTCCAGAGGACAGAGGACGGAGGACGGAGGACAGAAGGCGGGGGACAGAAAACAGGTGTCAGGGAACAGGTGACAGGCAAGCTGGCGCCTGAACTCGACCAAAAGCTGCGCATCCTCGAACGGCAGATGAACGAGGGCGAGGTTGGTTTTAAGGCGGGAAAAGCTGGTGTGCGCCGGGTCATCGAGAAAGTGCGGGCGGGCAAGAAGCTGACGGCCAAGCAAAAAGAAATATGGAAAGCGATCAAAGAGGCCACAACTCTATATCAGCCGACCACGCAAGGGTTGAATTGGCAGTTCGGCCAGCGTCCAGGGTTATTCTCCGCGCCTGACATCCAGGTGACGACGCTGACCGGAAAGGAATTGGGCGCTGACCGGGAAAGCATCCGCTCCGGCGCGACAACCCTGCTCAACGAGATTCGTAAAGATGGCAAGCCGCTGACCAACGCGGATACTGGCTGGGATCTGGTTGTCTCCAGGAACGACTGGAGCAAGCTCGCCAAAGACGGGAACAGAACAACAGCGGAATTGCAAGCGCTGGCCGGGCTGCCTGCCCTGGTAGAACGTGCGGTGTTGGCCGAATCACACCCTGATGCCATCCACAACAACCAGAATGTGCAAGGCATTCATCGCTTGTACGCGCCGGTCGAGATCGACGGGCAAATGTACCGCGCCAAACTGACGGTGAAGGATTACGCGGGGAAAGACAGCGGGCAGAAAACAAATCTACACGCGCTGGAGGCGGTAGAAATAGAAAACGCCCCGCTGGGAACGTCGCCGGCCCTTGACACGAATGCCCATGAACCAGCTCAACCAACCACGGAGCGCACTGTCAGTATAGCCGATTTGCTGAAAGATTCAACCCGGCATGACGGTTCGGCGTGGGCGAATGACGGGCAGACGTTCCGCCAAGGCAATCAATCACCGCGTGGCTCTGTCCAGATTCATTCCGAAGGCTATTTAATCAGCTTGTTTCAAAACGCCGATCTGTCCACCCTGTTGCACGAAACCGGCCATGTCTTCATTGAAGAGATGGAGCGCGTTGTCCACTCCGGCGCGGCCGACGAACCCCTGCGCCGCGATTACGACACGCTGAGGAATTGGCTGGGCGCGGAAACCGGCGTGCCGCTTTCCGTCGAGCAGCGGGAGCAAATTGCCCGCGGCTTCGAGTCTTACCTGATGGAAGGCAAAGCGCCGGCGGAAGAGTTGAACGGCGCCTTTGCCCGCTTCCGCCGCTGGCTTATGAAGGTCTACGAATCGGCGCGGCTGAACGTTGAACTCACTGACGAAGTGCGCGGCGTCTTCGACCGCATGATTGCCACCGAGCGGGAGATTGCCACGACGGCGGCGCGGAACGAACTGCTTGACCTTACCGCCAAGGAACTCGACAGCCTGGGCTTTACCGGCACGGCCAGGGCCACGGCGGCGGGGCTGATGCCCAAAGCCAGGGACGCGGCGGCGGAAAGCCTGCGCCAGGCACGCGACGAGAACCGCAAACAGCGGCTGGCCAAGTATCAGCGGGAGAGCCTCGACGAACTGCGCGAAGAGCCGGTTCACCGCGCCCGCGCCGACATGCGCAAAACGCCGCTCGATTTGCAGGCGGTGCGGGATAACTACGGCGACGAGGTTGCCGAGACTCTGAGGAAAAAGCATCCTGGCGGCTTGAAGAATGAAGACGGGGTCGATCCTGAGATTTTCGCCGCCGAGCACGGCTTTGAATCCGGCGCCGCCATGGTGGCGCAACTTGCCGACGCGCCGTCTCTGACCGAGGCGGTAAAACAGCGCGTGGCCGAAAAAGAAGCCCAGCATGACGCGGCATACGAAGCCTTTGAACATCTGCTGAATACCCGCGAGGTTTCCGTGCAGATGGAAATGGTCGGGCGCAAGCTGTCCGAACTGCTGAACATGGATCATATCGAGCGCGCGGCCTATACGCTGGTGGCGCAACGAGAACTTGCCGCCATGCCGCTGGGCCGGGCCATGCAGACCGGCAACTTCCTGGCCACCATGCGCCGGGCGTTGCGGCAGGAACGCGCCGCCATCAGCGCCGGCGACCAAAAGACCGCGCTCGATGCGCACCGTAAAGCGATGCTGAACATGGAATTTGTGCGGCAGAGCCGGGAGATTGCCCGCCGCCAGAGCGTCGTCGAACGGCAGGTGAAACGCTTTATCGGCATGGCCAAGGGCGATCCGGACGCGCGTTTCATCGTCATGGACATCGGTATGCGCCACGGCCTGACAAAGTACAGCGTTCAACTCGCCGAGGGCCGCGACTCCGACACCATGCAAAGCTGGCTGAAGGCGGCGGAAGCGGACGGCTACAGCGTTTTTGTCGATGACCGTGTCCTGTTTGGGCCGGGCAAGCCGTGGCGGGAAATGAGCGTGGCCGATTTCGAGGCCCTGGCGGAAACGGTGAACCAGATTGTCACCGTCGAGCGCAACCGGCGGCAAGTCACGACGGCAAAGGGCAAACAGGATTTGCAAGACGCCGCTGACGCCATCGCCTCAAGCATCTATGACCGGCGTGACCCCAAGACGCAAAAGACGGTCGAGAAACGGCCGGGCGCTGTCAAAACCCTTTCCGGCCTGCACGCCATCCACACGAAGATTGAATCCCTCTGTGTCGCCCTGGATGGCGACAGCCTGGGCGCGGCCTGGGAATATATCTTCAAACCCATCAACGACGCCAATGACCGGCAAGGATACCCGCTTCCGTTCTGTCCGTGACGCCCTGCGCGGCGCTGGCCTGTTCGGCAAATACACGCGCAATGAGCTGGCGGCGATGGGCGGCAAGCGGGAGCTGGTGCATGAAATCGGGGAGAAACTGACCCGCGAGAACCGTATTGCCGTGGCCCTCAACATGGGCAACGAAATCAACATCAACCGCATCCGCGAGGGGCATGGCTGGAGCGATGCGCAGATTGCCGCCGTCCTCCGCACCCTGACCAAGCGCGATTGGGAGTTCGTGCAGGCGGTCTGGGATTATATCGGCTCGTTCAAAGATGAGGCTTTCGCCTTGCAAGAGGATATAACCGGGTTGCGGCCGAAGTCGGTCGAGGCGCAAGCCTTTACCGTGCAGACGGCTGATGGCCATACCATGCAACTGCGCGGCGGCTATTACCCCATCAAATACGATTCGGACAAGGGCTTTCTGGCCTTCCAGCACGAACAGCGGGAGCTGGACAAGCAACTGTTCGGCGGCCGGAATCACGGCGCGGCCATGACCAAGAACGGCCATCTGAAAGAGCGCGCGGCGGGCGGCATGGGCAGCCCGCTGTTGCTTGAGCTTTCAGTCATCACCGACCACCTGTTCAACGTGGTGCATGATTTGGAATACCGGCGCGCCGTGTTGGATGTCGCCAAAGTAATCCGCCACAAGACGGTGCGTGAAGCCATAGAAAGCACTGTCGGCCGGGAGCAGTACCGCGAGCTGATGCCCTGGCTGCAAGACGTGGCCAACGAACGCCAGGAACCCATGCACCAGATTCACCGCTGGGCGCGCTGGGCGCGGGCATCAACGAGCATCATGCAGATGGGCTACAAAGTGACGACCATGCTGACGCAGCCTTTGGGCTTCACGCAGTCGATCGAACTGCTTGGCTACAAAGACGCGGCAGCGGGGCTGAAGGCCGTATACGGCAACCCGTTAAAATTGCCCGCCCTGCTGGAAGAGACCTTTGCCCGCTCCGCTTTCATGGAGGGCCGCATCAAAAGCTTTGACCGGGAGGTGCGGGACATCACCAAGCAGTTGAAGCCGGGCATGGGCCGATTCGCCTGGGTGGATGCGGTGAAGGACAACACCTTTGTGCCCATGGGCATCTTTCAGATGAGTGTCGATCTGCCGACCTGGTGGGGCGCCTATGCCAAGGGCCTGCGCGAACATGGCGGCGACGAACAGTTTGCCGCGCAGTATGCCGACAGCATTGTCCGCCAGGCGCAGGGAAGCGGCTCGACCAAAGACCTGGCCCGTGTGCAGCGCGGCGGCGATCTCTTGCGCCTGACCACCATGTTCTATTCCTACTTCAATACCTTCTACAACCTGGGCGCGCGCCGTATCTCTCTTTTGAAACAGTACAGCGGCCCGAAGGATATTTTCATGGCCGCCAACACCGCCCTCTTGCTCTGGTTTGTGCCGGCTGTGCTCAGCGAATTGGTTGCCGGACGCGGCCCTGACGATGGCGAAGAGCCATGGAAATGGGCGGCGGCCAATCTGCTTCAGTATCCGTTCCAGGCTGTCGTCGGCGTGCGGGACATTGCCAATGCCGTGTTTGGTGAATATGGCTATCAGATAACCCCGGCGCAGTCCGCGCCCAAATCATTGGTGAGCTGGTTCAAGGCCGTGAGCAAGGCCATTGAAAAAGAAGATGCCGGAGAGCTGGCAAAACCCTCAGCGGAAGCGGCTGGGTACATCTTCGGCCTGCCCATGAAACAGCCCATCATCACGGTCGGCAACCTCTGGGATTATCTGACCGGAAAAGACCCTGAATTTGAATTGCGCGATTTGTTCTTTGTGAAGCCGAAAAGCAGGAGATAACGCAAAATGTTGGTCGGACATGATTTTCACAAAGTGGGATTTTCCCACTTTGTGGCGGGCAAGGATGCCGTTTCATAAACCGGGAAAATCCCGGTTTATAATCCCTGGAATTCCAGGAATTTTATTGTTAGTTAGGGCATGGTTTTCATAAAGTGGGATTTTCCCACCTTATGAAAACCACAAAGCGAGAAGGAGGACGCGCACATGAGAGAGTTACGTCCGAAGCAGCGCCGATTCGTTGACGAATACATGATTGACCTCAATGCCACACAGGCGGCTATTAGGGCGGGGTATAGCGCGAAAACCGCTGAATGGATGGGGCCAAGATTGGTCAAGAAAACTCACGTTATGGCGGCCATTTCCAAAGCGCAGGAAAAGCGGGCCGAGAAAATCGGGCGCTCCGCTTTGGCGGTGCTCAAAGACATCCAGCAGGCAACCAAAGACGCCCTGGCGGCAGGAAACTTCATGGCCGCGCTTCGCGGGCTGGAACTCGAAGGCAAGCACTTGGGGATGTTCAGGGAACGGCTGGATGTATCTGGCGATATGGTTATCCGCTGGCAGCGGGCCGGGGATTGACGCTATCAAATAGCAACAGTGTAAAGGAGAAACCTTGCCATGACGAGGAAGCTGACAGCGAAACAACGGTTGTTTGTCGCTGAGTACCTGATTGATCTAAACGCGACCAAAGCGGCGATCAGGGCTGGATACAGCACAAGAACCGCCGAATGGATTGGACACCAGCAGCTCAAAAAAACTCAAGTTTCAAGCGCCATTCAGAAGGCTATGGATGAGCGGGCGAAGCGCATCGGTATCACTCAAGACCGTGTGCTGTTGGAATATGCGCGCATTGCCTTTTACGATCCTCGCAAGCTGGTCGACGCCAACGGCAAGATTATCCCGTTCGCCAATCTCGACGAGGATACCGCCAGGGCCGTTGTCAGCTTCGACATGGTCAGCATGGAGAAAAGCGAAAGCGAACTGGTCAAGGTGCGGCTGGCCGATAAGCTTGCCGCCCTTAACTCACTGGCTCGCCACCTGGGCATGTTCAACGACAAGATGACGGTCGAAGTGAAGGGCGGTTTGGCTGAACGGCTGGCTCGGATGAGGGAGAAGAGAAACGCCAGTCATGCCGATGCGTGATGTGGCGACGCTAATTGTGAGATTTCCTCACAATTACCAGCCAGGATGGTAATTGCCACAACCACAAAGTGATCCTGAGTCACTTTGTGAAACCCTTCGCGCCGTCATGGCGTGTTTGGTCAGAATCGCACGCACAGCGCCCGTGGCGGCGCGTCCAGGTATCAAACCGGAGGGAAGTAGGCAATGAGGGAAGAATTGCGTAGCGGCGATTCTGGGGCGTTTTAGAGGGTAGCGCCATGGATTCACACCACGGCGAGTTTACAGCCCAAGGCGCTGGTGACTTTCACGATGGTTTCAAAGCGCGGATTGGCGCCCTCGGCCAGCGATTTATAGAGGCTGCTCCTGGATACTCCGGCCTGTTTGGCTATTTCCGTCATCCCTTTGGCGCGGGCGGCGGTGGCTAGGGCGCGATGGAAATGTTCCGGCGGGTCTTCCTCAATGGCCGCCTGCAAATAAACGCGGATATCTTCGTCAGTTTCCAGATATTCAGCGGCGTCAAAAGGCGTGGTTTTAAGCTTCATTCTTCAACCTCCAGTCTGCTTAGCAGCGCTTTCGCTTTTTTGATGTCATCTGCTTGGCTTTTTTTGTCGCCTCCAATCAAGAGCAGGATAATTTTCTCGCCCCTGATGGTGAAATAAGCGCGATACCCAGGGCCGTAAAACATGCGCAACTCGAAAAGCTTATCGGCAATTTGCTTGTGGTCGCCAAAACCGCCCCAGGTCATGGCTTCCAAACGCT